GATGTCATACTGTCAACCTTTTTTATACGATTTTTTCAATCTTTTTTTGTAATTCTTCTAAACTTGATTCATTGCATACAATTTGATCAAAACTACTATTACTTTCAATCCATGCCCATTCACTTGGATGTACACCTTCGGGTTTTATACCTTCATCTCTATAAGAGTAGAACCATGATGGTAATTCACCTCTACGAACCTGCCATACCTGTCCTTGTATATTATCAATCATACGCATTTCGTTAGGAAAACGTACATCAGGTATTACCCAATTTGTATCTGGATTTTCAAGTATTTGCTTTTTTACTAAACTTACCCAAATGCCGTCATAGAATCCATTACGCATACAATCAGTACCAAATAGTTGTAGTATTAATCTTGGAGTAACAGACATGCCAGTTTCATTTGACCAAAACTCGTCTTCTTTTTCTCGCCATATACGACTCCTGTCAGTGTCGCCTTCCAGCATATCTCTATCCCAGTCAAACACACTAGCAACCCCATCTTTGAGTTTGTCAGCAAAACTAAGTTTTTGGAAGTTATGATTTTCTACTAAAATATCGGCAACGGTTCCTTTACCACTGCCGATTAAACCGCATATACCAATTATCATACGCTACTCCGTAAATTGTTATTTTTTACAGTTTAGCGTAAATTTTAAGAAAAGTCAACCAATAATAACGCCGAGGCCTTGTTGTCCTTCAGCATAGTATTTGAGATCATCTTCTAGTTTGTCCATTGACATCTGTGCATCGTTACGCAATGCATCTGCGTTAAGACTAGTGCCGCCTTGTGGTCCTGCAATAGTGTTAAACTTGCCACGAGCTTCTGCAAGCATTAGTTTTGCATATGCTAATGAATAATCTTTTAACCAAGGCATACAATAAGGATCTTGCAATAATTCTTCATCACTACGTTGTTTGTATACATGTAGAAATACTGTGTCATCAGCTTTAACTTTTCTATGCAACAGTAATTTTTTGGTTACTGTATTCCAAGTAAAAGTATAGTTTTCTCCAAACATCTTACCCAGATGTTCTCGGTGTTGAGCAAGAGCATCATATACTGCTAGCCCACCTGCTCTACCACTGTATAACAAATAGTTATTAAGGTATGCAGTTTCGAATGGTTCAATGTCTCCACTACTAGCACTATTAAGTGTTCCACTACTGCGTCTATACACATCCATAACTTCAATTATTTCATTATCTAATGTGTACTCGCTAATCTCTCTAGCAAGTTCAAGAGCTACAAATGCTTCTTCTACTGCATTTTCACTACGTTGCCTATACTTTTCAAAACTCTTTTTGATACTCAGCTCGTAGTGTTCAGGGTCGAGTTCAACATCAACCATTTGTCCACCGAGTCTAAGTTCTATCTCTTTTGTTAAATCATCTTTTAGTGCCATACAAGTATTTATTACTTAAAGGCTTTAAGAATGATAGTGTCTGCATTGAATCTACCATTCATTTTAGTTTCTGTTGTTTTGAGATATCCAAACTGTGCTTTTAGTTTGTGCTTGGTAACCTTTTTCCAATTAGGCAGTACTTCATCTGGCTTGCGAACTGTTTTCTGCAAGCTACGGGTTTCGCTAAAGTGTTGTAGTGTGGTTCCTTTAACTTTAAACTGTGCATGATCATCTGCATAGTAGATGCCTAGTTTACGATTCTTTGTATTAAACACAACTACGGCAGTTGCATCAATGATCTCACTTGGGTTAACACTAGCAATACCAAAATCTCCGTCACTAGGCTTAAACTTGAGCTTCTTAACAAGCTCTTGAGCACTTTTAACTTTGGGTTTACGAACTGCACGATTTTGTTTTTGCTCGGCTTTCATAATATCAATAGCGTCATACAGTCGCTTGTAAAAGTCTGTAAGTTCTTTTATTTGTGCTTTGGAATAAGTTGCATATCCTTCTGCAAGTTGTTGTTGCATATCGTCACGTTTCTTAGGAGTAGGAAGATCAGCTAGTTCTTGTAGTTCTTCGTAACTACCATTATACCAGTTTGTTACAAAACGCAAGTGTCCTAAATTAATTCCGTTCTTCTTAAACAATTTAATAGGATGTACATCTTTAAGAGGATTCTTTTTAGGATCACGCATCCAATCGTCTAGCCATTCGTCCAGCTCACCTGTTTTTTCTTCAGCCGCTTCTTGCAAACGTTCCTGTATGCTAGGTATGTATACATTTTTTGTTGTAGCTTTTTTCTCTTCAACAATAAGTTTTCCAGCTTCTACAAGTTCAGTAATTTTAGGCTTGATATAATCTGTCATAGGTGCAATGTCGCCGCCTGTGCCAGGACATGCTTGCCAATATTCCTGTTCCTTAGGATTATAATCAGGACAGCCATCTAACAACATACGACAGTAGATTCCTACTAATCCTTCATGTTTGGCGGCTTTCTTTGCATTTGCGATATCTGATCTAGTATAATCATTTTGTTTCATCCAAGTAAACAAATGTTCAATATTTTCATTGTGTTTGTAGTTCATATACCAGAAATCATTGTTATGACGTTTTAGTCTATGAAACTTATCACCAGATAAATTTTCCCAGTTTTCAAATCCTGGTGCTTGCAGTCCACGCTTGCTGATACGCTTCAGTGGCGTTTTCTTCTTGACTGCTCGACCTGTAATTTTGTTTACTCTAGCCATAAGAGTCTCCTCGAAATGTTTCTGTGTCTATATACTAATGTAACACCTATTACTTATTTGTCAACCTAATAAATTTACGATAAATAACTGTATGCCAAGATTAAGCCTATATAAACCGACCAAAACTAACGACTATCACTACATGGATAGAAATATTCGTGAACAATTTAGTATTGGCGGAGTTGGTGCTCATATACACAAATATTTGGGTCCAGCAGTCGTAGCGGATAAAAATGACCCCAGTCAACCCAACTACATTGATGGTAGAGAAGTAGATCCACTAAGTGGAGAATTTATTAATGTAGAAGGTATTATTAACGAAACAAAAATACAAGACTTGTTGTTTATGGAAAACAGAGACCGCAAGTATGACAAAGACATCTATGAACTTAGAGGTGTATACAATGTGCAGGACACAGATTTTGATTTAACACAATTTGGGTTATTTCTAAGTAATGACCAACTTTATATGACATTTCATATGAACGAAATGGTTGAGATAATGGGTAGGAGACTAATGCCTGGTGATGTACTAGAACTTCCACATCTCAGAGATGCACTATTGTTAAGTAATGATAAGAAAGCTATTAACAAATATTACGTTGTAAATGATGCTAATAGAGGCGCAGAAGGTTTTAGTCAAACGTGGTATCCCCATATTTGGCGAGTAAAATTATCACCATTAACAGACAGTCAAGAATACTACGATATCTTAGGAGACGGAGAAGAAGGCAGTCTTAAAAATGATCTGAGTACATACAAAGCAGAATTTAATATCAGTGATGCAATAGTTGAGGCGGCTGATCTAGCAGATCCAAATGGGACTTCACTTACCGAACACTTGTTTGGTTATGACCATGCTACAAGTGGTGGTTTAGTTAATCAACAAAACAACTACAATCACGGCGAAAGTATTAACAGCGGTGATCAATTTCCTAGCAGTCCAATTGAAGGCGAGTATTTTATAAGGACAGATTTTAATCCTAATAGATTATTTGCCAGAAGAGGAAATAGATGGCACAGGCTTTATGACAATATTACTGACCAAACATGGACAGATAAGACTTATAACGCTAGTGATTACATCTTTAATGATAGCACTACAGTTGTTGATAATAATGAATCTAAAGAACAAACTGCACTTAGTGAAGTTATAAAACCAAAACCAGACAACAATCTAAAAACTAGTGGATATGCTAGTTTAGGTTATGTTGCAAAAGGTTATGTAGCGTCTTAGGGAGAATAGAATGACGATAGTAAAAAGATTAGACAAAGGCAGTGAACTTACACATGCAGAACTAGATGGTAACTTCACTGACTTAGACACTAGGGTAACTGTAATAGAAGGATCAAGTGGATTATCCAATGTTGTAGAAGATACAACACCACAACTAGGTGGAGCGTTAGATACCAACGGCAACAATATTACTTTTAGTGGTAACACTAAAGCACAGTTTGGTGCCTCTCAGGATTTATCAATATTCCACAACAACAACCATTCAATAATACGAGAAACAGGAACTGGAAGCCTTTATCTTCAAAGTGACAACAATGTAATACTTTCCACTGATAGTAGTACAAAAATTATGGTAAAAGGTATTGCCAATGGAGCAACAGAACTTTATCACAATGACATCAAAAAGTTTGAAACTACAGCAGATGGCGTCGAAGTAACAGGTACGCTAAATGGTCATACTATTCCAGCAGGTACAGGAACACTAGCACTTTTAAGTGATATTGGAGGCGGAGGCGGTGGTTCAGGCTTACAAAGCAGAGGCGGTGTAACAGGCACAACTGCTAGTTTAGCAGATGCCGCTGAAGGGGATTTGGACATCACAGGATTCAAATCATATGCCTTGTTAACTATAACAACAGACAGAGCCGCAAGAGTTAGATTGTATGTTAGTGCCGCAACAAGAACAGCAGATGCTTCAAGAGCAGAAGGCGTTGATCCTACATCAGACGCAGGACTTATTGCAGAAGTTATCACAACAGGTGCAGAAACAGTTATTATAAGCCCAGGTGCTTATGGATTCAACTTAGAAAGTAGTCCAACAACAACTATACCTTGTAGGGTTACAAACAAAAGCGGTGGTACAAGTACTGTACAAGTAGATCTAAACATCCTACAACTGGAGGCATAACATGGAGTTGTTCCAAGTAACACTCAAACGTGGCGAAGACATCCAAGCGTTTTATGACGATATGGAAACGCCAGGCGGTGCTATAACTATTCCAGATAGAAAAGTAGAGTGTGAACAAAGACGACCAACTTCAAGAACCACAGGCTATATGCTTACCTTAGAAGAAGCAAAAGAAGTAAGTTATGATGACAGAGTAGAAGTTGTTGTTCCACAGAGTGTATTGGACAGACAGACCGTAGTTAACAATGCCACATACAACGGTAGATTTACCAAAAGCACAAGTCCAACTGGATCAACATTTA